ATGTGTGTAATGGCTAATTGGTGGAATTGGCACATATTTATAGTCGGCAGTTATTTGTGTCTGTCTGGGAGTATCGTACCAGGCACAATTTGAAGTATTAAATGCAATAATTTTTTTATTCTGTTGAATAGATTTTAAAATATCGTAAAATGCTTGTTCGCCGGCACCATATATGGCATAGTCAATGAATGGATATTTTTCAAAAAAATCCTGCTCGATGTTTACAGAAACACTAGGACCTCCTGCAATAATTTTTATATCAGGATCTAGTCTGGGTTTAATTCTTGACAATTGATCTAATAGAAACTTATGATTCCAAATGTAATGACTGGTACAAAAGATATCAGGTTTCTTTTCGTTAATAAGTTTTATTAACTCATCATCGGTCATTCTACGTTGTTGTGGCAACATCCAGTGAAGAGTCCCGGCCAGATCTGGGTCGTGAATATCAATAAAAGTTTTGAGATATAAACTCGCCACGCCCAAGAAAACTCTATTCGTGTAGGACTCAGGCTCTACTGCATGGTAGAACAATAATTTCATTTATTTTTATTTTTGTAATCAGCTAGTGCTGCTTTGATTGCATCTTCTGCCAATATACTACAATGAATTTTGACAGGCGGCAGCGCAAGTTCTTCCGCAATTTGGGTATTCTGAATCGCAGCCGCTTCGTCTAGACTCTTCCCTTTAAGCCACGTAGTAACAAGCGACGAACTTGCAATCGCTGAGCCGCAGCCGTATGTCTTGAATTTGGCATCTGTAATAATGTCATCTTCTACCTTTATTTGCAATTGCAACACGTCACCGCAGGCCGGAGCACCTACCAATCCTGTTCCTACGCCAGGATCATCTTTGTCAAGCTTGCCAACATTACGGGGGTTCTCATAGTGATCCAGAACTTGACCTGAATAAGCCATAATATCTCCTTTGGATTATTGTAAACTATTTAAGAACGTTTTGCAAGAGCTGATTTGGCCATTGATCCGACCACCTTTTCGGCAGGGGCTCTTGGTGCAGACATGTCGCCTGGTTCTACTTCTAATGAATCTTCACTTTTGCTATTCAAGTAGATGTATTTTGTACCGTTTTCGTCATCTTTGATGTCTTTAATCAATGCTTTTACCGCGTCATTGGTCTTATGAGCATTCATTAAAGATTCTAGATTGAATTCGTCTACTCCGGTATTTTTGACCATGTTAATAAGAGCGTCTGCTCTTACTTTTGGCACTAGGTGTTGATTGGCGCTACGATTTTGTAAGAAAGAAAGTGCGGCAATAAGGTTACTATCACCGCGACTTTCTGCTTCGTCTTCGATAATTGAAGCGTGACTATCAGTAAATTCGTATAAACGCATTAACGACGCTCTCTACCCAATACTTCTTCGCCGCCGGCTGCTGCGTCAGTTGCAGCAAATTCATCACCTGCAGGCTCAATATCAAGATCGCTGCCCATATCAGCTGGTGGCGCTTCGCCTGGCATACCCGGAGCTGGTGCTGCACCCATGCCCATATCCATTGGCTGTGCAACCTGTTCGCCGGCTAGGCCGCGGCTGGCTGTATCGGCTGTTTCACGAGCGGTGCTTAGTTGTGTAGTTAACTCTGTTAACAACGGAGTCATGGAAGTTTTGAAAGTCTCTGCTTGTTGTGTGCCAATTTGATCGCGAATAGTATCAAGTAATGCTGGCATTTGTTCGCTTTGCATTTTACTAATCTTTTCAAGCATGTCCTGAATGCTATCCACCATGTCCTTGGCAGCAAGAATGGCTTCAGACTTCGCTAGCTCACTTTCTGTGATATACTGCTGACGATTTTCTTGCATCCAACGATGAATACTTTCACGTACCATCATCATTTCAAGATACGCAGGATTCTGCTCAACAGCTAGTGCGCCATGTGTACGTTTAATTTTGCCTAAACTTTCGCTTAGTCCGCTAGCAATACGATATGCTTTTTTAAACGTCATTTTGTTAAAATCTAGCGAATAGCCAAAACGGCTTTCCATAACTTTGTTAAGTTTTGTAGCAGTTGGCTTGGTTCTCATTTCTGATAATTTCATAGTAATCTTTCCTGAACTTTCAAATATTTAGCTGTATTTATAGTTTTTTCTAATTCTCTTCTTGCCGATTGAAGTTGTAAATTACAATCTAAATAGCGTAATTTAGCTAAATCTGCACGAAAATAATCTTGTTTTTTAAGACTTATTTTGATTGTATTCTGATAATAGTATTGATCTATTTCAAGCTTACTGACCACACTATCTGCTTTAAGCAAACTTCTAGCTAGATTAAGATGGTTTAAATGCTCAGCAAAAGCATATGAAGCTGCACTGATTTTTGAAGTAAAATCGTTAATTATGCAATTATTGATGTCTGATACTCTCCAACAGTTATCATGTAACTTTTCAAGTTTATAGCGTCCAATTAAAAACCCGTGGTCACCTATAGGCAAACACACGGGTATATTTTTATTAATTGCTAGATATCGAAGTTCTCTATCAGTCCATGCTTTTAAATATTGTGTAGTAATTTCAGCTGCTTGATTGACCTGTTGCTTAGTAAACCCTAACTTTTCATAAGGCTTGTGTTTAAACTTTTTTCTTGTATGTGATCTGGCCTGTTTCATTTTTTCTTAATAAAATGTCTTTGTTTACTAATTGGTTTGCTAATACAACCTGCCTAGGTGATAGATCCTGTCGTTGTACCACTGTATCATCTTCAAATAAATCTAGCACTTCTGCTTCTTCATTTGTTATAGCAATACTTATGGTGTTAACAAGTTCTAAAATTTTCATGAGTTTAATTTAATTATTAGTCCAATAACTGCTGTTAATAATACTCCAATTACTGTTGTGCCAATTGTAATAATTGTTTTGTTTGCCTTGTCTGGAGTTGCCGATAGTTTATCTCTAATAAAGATTATATGCTCTTCTAAGCGTTCTACTTTGGTTTCAAGTGTGTTTAATTTAGATTCTAAGCTTTTGTATCTTTCGGCACACAATTCAACGTGTGCTTCTAAATTCTGTTTCTCTATTTCTGTGGTCATTTTTTGTTAATCTTTCAAAACTTAACGACATTTTTTAAACTATAAATCAAAAATGAGCCATGAGAAGGGGGAAAACAAAAATGTCAAATACTATTTAAGTCTAATCTACCAAATCTAAAAAATATGTTTTTAATCGCCCCTTGGGTGTAAAAAATAGGCAGAATAAATCTGGCTGTTTCGGTTAAGCCTTGAATTATAGGAACTTCGTCAAAATCTTTATGCAATAACGCTAAAGCATCTTGACCATTGTCCCAAACTCCTAATTGTTCAACCGTAAAAGTAAAACACCATACTCGTTGTTTACCATAATACATCTCACCAAAGTGGTCATCAACATTCATTGATTTAACCACGGGCTCTAGTATATCAAACGGTTGCGTTCTTAACCCAATACACTGAAGCACTGTTTCCCAATTACGTTGTTGATTGCGATCAAATTCTCGGTCAGCACGATTATGTATAACTCCAGTTGAAGTAATGTCTACTAATGTTAGTCCTGTTATATAACGCTCGTGATTCATGTTAATATTTATAGTCATAAAAAAAGCAGACTCGAAAGTCTGCTTTCTGGTAGATTGTTTTTAATTAAACAATCTTGATACCGCTAGTTGTGCTAACTGCTGCTGCTGACATATTAACTACGCCAAATGCACCAATGTTAGAACCTAACGCACGTACTGCTGTTTGTAATGCCAAGTCACTTGCCCATGCACTACGCTCAACGATAACGCTCAACTGAACGTTAGCTGTATTGTTGTCAACTTGATATGCTAAAATTGTTGCACTACCTGCGATGGTGTTTAGTAGTGTATGCACTGCAGATGCTTTACCATCGTTATTTGGACCACCTAATTCAGCCGCCAAGTTACCTGTTGCAGCAACAACTTTGATTGCGCTGATTGGGCTTGCAATACCAGTATTGATAATTACTGCGTTTGCATTTTTTGTTAGGCTATCGCCAACGTTTACTACTACTTGGCTATCGCCATTTACTCTGTTTACTGTTGCCATTTTATTTCTCCTAATATATTACGCTACTGCGCTTAAAGTTATTTATGCTGCCTACATGTTTTTGGCGAAATTAGCTGCACTAAACGAAGCTCTGTTTACTAGTTTTATTAGTCCACCAGATGTAGCTGTTACATATCCTTCGCCGCCTGGGCTGTCGTTAACTGTTGCTTTAATAGTTTTTTGTTGATTATCTAGCTGATCGACTATGTGATTTTTCAATGCTGCTATTGCTTCGTATATAGCAAATGCACCTTGAACCCCTTCGTCATGCTGTTGTAAATAGCCGGGATTTTGTTCATCACCAAAAAGACGCTGTTGCTTAGGTCCTGACAGTTTGGCAGGCAACCATTCATAAAAATCTCTAGTTTCTCCACGAATGCGAGAATTGATATATGTTTTCATTAGTGTAGGCAAATCGCTG